TGGGGTTTTAAGCTCAATAGCCTCTGTAAAGAGGACAATAGTTATTGGGCCCGCCTTCTAAGGAAGCGTATCAAACACTTTCTTTTAGGGAAACCTGACCCTCTCTGGAGTAAGAGAGAGACAGGGAAAATCTACGGTGCTGAGTATGAACTCAGAAAGGGTAGAGTTAGGTCAACGAGATTTTTAGAAATGTTGAAGACCATAAACGGAATACTAATTCAAAGGATATTAGCATTTCCAGAAGAAAAGTGGACATGGGAGAAATACGACCAGTGTGCACTTTACTATATTTCACACTTAATTAGTGACGAATTTATAGATGGTGAAATGAATGATTATACAATCACATTAACCACACATTACGAACAATTAAAGGCTGTTCGTAAATTATTTAAGTATAACTCTCATACTAGACAGTTATCTAAATTTACAGATGAGGATCTTCGAAAGGAGATACCTCAATGGCTCTGGTATTTTATTCCAATGTGGAAAAAGGCCCAAGAAGCAGATACGTACCAATATATTCGTATATGTGGTACATTATCACAAACACGAGGGGCAGGCACACCTCCTCCTCTAGTTGTTATCAAATCGAAGATGAAATTCTTAAATACAATTTCATCTCCGGATAAGAAGTTAAACCCGACAATCATGGGGTTAATAACTTGTTCAATAAAGAGTGTTATAGAAAACATTCCTTATGAGGCTTTCACCGGTCTTTCTACGAAAGCGCGGGTGACAATCACCGCTTCATCTTGTTGGGAATACAATAGGAAAGAAGGAGGAACCATTCAGGCTATTCAAGATATAGTCTTTATGGGTAGATCCGGTATGCCGGTACCTGTGGTATCGTTGCATACAGGAAAGGAGATCAGTAAAATAAAACTTACTGAAACTACTGTAGGAGGATATATATTCTGGGCTTGCCTCGGAATAGTCCTCCGTACAGAACCAAAAGATCTTTTAAGAGCTTACATGGTTACTGTAAAAGAGCCTGGTAAAGCAAGAACCGTTACCAAGGCCTCCGCTTGTTTAAAAATTGTCTTAGACGTTGTTAACAAGCTATGCTCGGATCCTCTTAGAAGAGGAATTAGGAGCAGCCAATCAGGGATGGGAAAATCTCATCACGGTTGGAATTTATTTAAAGATTTATATACTGAAATCTTTAAATCAAAACTTTTTGATGTGTCAAACTCAGAACGTCAAAGAGTAAGCGATAATGTAGACATAATGTCTGAAACTTATCGCGCGTTGTATTTTTCTTCCACAGATTATACAACAGCAACAGATTATCTTAACCATAGTGTGGCTAAGGAATGTGCAAGTAGATGGATGGACCGATGCGGTATTCCACCACTACTTAAAGGAATAGTAATTAAAACTTGCTATAAACCTCGGAAAATTTATTTCAGGGCCAGTGGTCCTTTAATAAAAATAGGTGAAAAGACGGACAATCCTGAGGTCCGTGTTGTCACTCTTTCTAGAGGGGTTCTCATGGGAGACCCTCTCACAAAACCTGTCTTACACTTAGTAAATATAGGTGTAAGACAATTGTCAAAGGAACTAGGTAATCCCAAGTTCTTAGGACAAGTCTTTATTAATTCAAAGGCTATGGCGAAAGCTGCTTTAAATTGATAAGAATTAAGGTTAATAAATGTACCATTTACTATCCTTAACAACAGTTCGGTGCGCAAGCACACTTACTATGTT